TCATACCATTACTAATATAAATATTTTTATTTTCTTTAGAAAACAAAATACTATATATTTTTTTTATAATACTATATTTTAATTTAAATATATTAATATAATAATAATTTATATTATTTAGTATATTATTATATATAATATTATAAAAACTTTCCAAATCTTCCTCAAAGTCTGCTCTGCTCTCCGACTTGCTGAAAGTCCAAAACAAGTTATCATCCAATTGTTTCTCCAATATGGATGCATATTTCTCGTTTTGCTTTGCCTTTTTCCAACCCACAATCAAGATGGGTTTTGTAGAGTCAGCCATCTGAATATCAGATACTTGTTCTACAAACCCATCAATGTTTTTAAGTTTTTTATCCGTAACAATATATCCCAAAGTTTTCATAACATTTCAATCTTATAAGCAAAGATATATAAAAAATGTTAAAAAAACAAATTTAAGTTAAATCAGGCGTATTATTTATCCCAAGGCCCTCAGATACTAGACTAGGCATTCTCCATATACATACAGAATAATTACCATCCCTATCGCTACCTCCTGGATAACACGAAAGTGCTCTTTGTATACAGTCACTGCGCCAATCTTTTCCAGTCCACATTGCTCCATGAGATGTTGAATCACCTTTTCCATTAACAACATGGAATGTCGCCACGTCACCAGGACAGAATGAACTGTTAGGAAGTTTTTCAGCATCTGATAAATGCCCATGCCAAACCATATTGAATCCGTTATTTTTAAACCCATTTCTTGTCGTTGCATAGTTAGATGTTGCAACACCTTTAGGATTCCACCAAGTAAGATTAACTCCGATACGTTTATACCAAGTTGTTGGACCAGATGTACAACATCCACAATATGTGTTTTTAAATATTTTCCACCCATAGCCATTTAGATAAGGAGGTTTTGTTCCATTTCCATATTTTTCAGAATAAAGTCTAGGATAATCATGTGATTGCATATAATCTAACGCATTTCCATTATTTGCAACATCAAGAAGGGTATAAAGTTTAGTACCTGGTTTAACATCACCATTGTAGCCTTCTAACGAACCGCTACTACTTCCTCCATTGCTAGTTGATACTAACGTATTACAGTCTTTAGGTTTAAACTTATCCAAAATTGCTAAATCTTTAATTTGTGGCACATCCTTAGTTATATTTTTATCACCAACTTTAGCCCTATATTTTGCCAATGACCTTAATAGTTTTTCAGAAGCGTCTTCTGGTATTACATTATTTTCCGTAACTCCAATTTTACCTCTTTCAGCAACCCTTACTATCTTTTCTGTTTGTTTAGGAGATTCTGCTGCAATATAACCAATGTGTGCTGGGTCTCCATTCAAACCATTTGTAGGATAAATCCAATATAATTTTTGAACATAGTTATAATACTCACTGTTCAAAATCATGTCAAACACTATACCCAATTTATCCGTTTTTTTATCCATTTGAGTGATTACATAATAGTTATTAGATTTTCCTTTTTCAAGTTCAACACTAATTGAAGGAGTTGATTGAGCAGACTTTTTAACAGCATCGAACAATGCGTCATTAATATCTTTTTTCTCTTTGTCAGTTTTTTCCTCTATTTTCTGAGAATTACCTCCAGATTTAACGTATGCTTCATATATATCCCTAGCAAACTTTTCTCTTTTGCCTCTTGTTCCCTTTTCATAAGAGGCTCTAAATTTTTCAGCAGCACTTTCAGGGCTACTACAATTATTCATAATAGTAACAGAAAGTTTTGGAGAAACTTTTCCTAAAGTACCAATCATAAAATCAAGTTGATAATCAAATCCAAGTTCTGCTAATTTTGCTTTTGCTTTTTTAATGCCTTCGCTATTTGTTTCAAAATTCCTTATAACTGGTTTCTGTCCAAACGTTTCTCTATTATTTCGGCATAAATTAGATAAGTTTCCATATCGGTCATTCCATCCACAGATACCGCCAGCAAGGTATCCATCACTATCAACTACGCAAATTGTGTGGTCGAATCGGCACTCTTGCATGATATTACCAGCAATACCAGCGGCTGCGACTTGGTTAAATCCCTTTCCAATCAATTTATTCATAGTCTGTATACCTTTCTCGGCATCAGTTCCAGTTAATGGAGAGTTATCTTCGTATAAAGGATATATTTTATAAGGGCAATCATTATCAATATCAGCCTTTAGTTGTTTCTGCGATTCAAATTCGTTATATGACATATTTACATCGTCAACATCACCGTCAGTAAATATATCCTCGATTATTGTGTTAGAAACATTTGCCATACGGCACCCAGTAAATGTTGTTGTCATAGTTCCAGGTCTTATTGAATGTTTGACTTTCATAATCATATACGACCCTCTGAACATAGGAACATTTAATAATACAAAATACATTAATGGTTGTACCCATGCGCAGCCCATCATTTCAACATTGCAAGTGTATGACTGAGAAGCATATACATCATATAAGTCTTGTGCTTTAATACCTTTTTCCCCACTAGAAGTTGCTCCAATTAATATGGCGTGTTTTGCTCTAATCGACTGTTCAGTTGCAATTGGACTTTTCATGTCAATATTGACTTTTTTAAAGTAACTTTGATATTGTTTTCCGTATGATACGCCAAATGCTGGAATACGGTATCCATTTTCATCATTTTTACTTCTAACTGCAATAGGGGTTTCAAATTCATCATTAAGCATGAAGCCATCATTCTCATATTCCCCATTAGGAATGTTTAGATTCCTAGATGCTTGATATGGATAGACAACAACAAAACTTGGATATTTGTTAATACCTCCCCAATTAATGCTATTATATGATATTGGTGTAAACATTTCATCCATCGAGCCCTTTTTCCTCAAATCAGCAAAATTCTGGATTGACATGAACATTGATTTATTGGCTGAATACATATCAGCCATAAACCCTAAAAGCATCGAGTTAATATCTTGATAAGACAATAAAGCCTTAACTTTTTCTGAAATTACAATAGGGTTAATAATCAATTTGTTGCTTATATCGTTATAATATGAATCAATAAAATAAAATTTATGACCAATATCTTCAGAATCTTTCATTTTATCACCATTTCCTTTATTGATGAAAAATGCATCAAGTTTCCAATCTTCAAATGATGACATTGGTATCCATTTGTCGTAAAGTTGCTTCATATACCTATAAAGCTCTTTTTTCATATCTTGAGTCGTCTTATGCGGTTCATCAGTAGTTTTAATTATGTTTCCGTTTTCATCTTCCGCATGGTCTATTGAATAAAGTTCTTTTAGGCGTTCAATAAAGCCTTTCAAATAATTAATTGCAGTACCTTCATCAAGCAAGTAATTATCTCTTGTTTGTTTTATGTGATTAACAGTCAGTCTAACAACACAAACGGCTTTTAATAAATCATTTGTAATGTTTTTAACGTATTCATTTGCTTCGTTGAAAATAATTCTATTTTTGTCGTTTCCTTTCTGTACGAAACTTGATTTACTATACTTCCATAAATTTTCAGCTTCGCTAAAATGTGAATTAAGCCAATCAATATAGTATTTTTCATATTGATGTTTCGCTAGTTTGCTTAATGATGCAATATATTGGAAAACAGTATCAGGGTAATCTTCGCTATTTCCTACTGGTATATATTGACTAGCAGCATTCCTAATATCGTTAGAATTTCCATTTTTATGTATTCCACCACTAGCAAAGATAATTGCCCCTATCTGCAATACAACTATTTTAGGGATATATGTAAACGTATTATTTTTATTTAAATATCCACCAATATCATTGTATCTTATCAGAATACCCATTAGTGTTAAAGTCATTTTCATACCAGTACGGTTTAAATTAATTCCACCAATTGTAATTCCTGATATTTTATCATAATTCGCTGCTAACTGACGCTGAATGTTTTTATTCCTATCTATTTCAAGTTTACCATTTTCATTTTTATATCCAAAACTTTGAATTAAACTAATAGTATTAATATTTCCATTTTTAATTTCATCAGCAAAACCAAAAGTAGAACCATTAGAATTACTATACTCTACAAGGTTTTCTATTCCTTTTATCTTAATAGAAATTTTGTCGCCATTAAATTTAGAATATTCTATACTGTCAGGAGAATTTAATTCTTGATGGTCATTGCCAATCCTTATGAAAAAAGAATCAGAAAATGCGGCATTGCCAAAATAACTGCTAGCACTATCATATGAAGATGCTGAAGATATTTCATTATAAATTTCAGTATAGCCACTATCTGCATCAACATTGGCATTATCAAGTTGACTCTCAATAATACTAATATCCTCTACAATTAATGTTGTGCCATAGCCATAATTGTCATGATTGTTGGCTGTTTTGTCCATAACATTATTTGGTATATTCCACAAAGAAATATCTCCCTCTGAATTGGTTATTTTACCTTGATTTAAATTACTAAATGCTGTTCTCAAATTTCCATAATTTATATTCTGAATTGGATAAATGTTATTAACATAGGCTTGGTTGTTAATTACTTTTTCTACTCGGTATGCATCTAACCATAATTTTCCGTTTCTATTCCTAGAGAATAATGGTTTTCCACCCCAAGGTGCTTCTGGCTTTTTATCTGTAATATATTTTATAATGTTCTCTTCGGTAATGATACCGTTCCTTATCATCATAAAGAACCTATCATTAGTGATTTTCGTAGTATTATAAAAGTTATCTGCTTCAATTCTACCAACTAATTCTGGATTATTTAAGCCAAAAAACTTATTACCAAATTCTAGCCTAAAATTATTAATACATAATATGCTAAACATGCGAAATGCAACACGACCAGCAAAATCATACCCACTTTCATCTGCTGAAACGTCACTAGACGCGCCATAAGGGGGTTTGTTTATGTAAAAATCCAAAGATGTTAATGGATGTTTTATAATCGGTGTATCTGATGCTTCAACACTTATTTGTCTTTGAGATTCTTCCATTACCTCTTGTGCTGCTTTATACATAGCAACAACTCTTTCAGCACCGTTGAATAATCCATTGATAAAATCCACTTCAGCAAAAGGCTTGGACCCCTTAAATTCTCCAACCCATGTGTCTTCGTTATTAACTATTTGGTCATCATTAACTACATGCCTAAATACTCTTGGGAATGGAGGAATTTCTGGGTCTTTAGTAGCGTTTGGGACATCAAGGTTTTCACTTGGGTTTACGCCTAGTTCACTAGCCTTTCTTCCCTCACAAGCACTAACACAATCATACATCTGTTTCATAAGGGTTTCAAGATGAGCCATCATAATCCTAGTGAAATTCTCTACTGATGGATACCATTTTAGTTGTTTAAACAATTCTTTATTGATGGCTTTTCTTCTTCTTTCATCTTCTCTTTCTTGAGGGTTTCTGTTTGCATCTGCTTGTAATGCTTTTATTCTAGTTTCTATGAAACTATAATCCACATCAATCGAATAGCAATCAATATATTGAAAAGAGCCATCGTTATATATCGTGCTTAATACGTGCTTTTTATGCTGTTCTGCGTCTTGTTCTGCTGTCTCGCCACTATATTCTACCCCCATGAAAACTTTACTGAACACGTCCGTTTGCGGTAAATTACAACTTTTATGGAATCCATTGAAAACAATTTGATTCTGTCCATTTACAAACAAAGGATTAAAAAGGTTTATTCTTTTAAAACTAGAAAAATCTGCGGAAATATTTTCAATTTTTTTGAATGCGTAAGTTTTAGAGTTATATTCGCTAATCGCGGCATTTAAATCCTTATGTATTTCTTTAAATTCATCCGTAAAATGCTCATATGCATAGGTCAAGTTTTCTTGCGTTACAGTCTGTCTGTTTGTTAATATAAGAAGTCTATAATTGCACCCTTCATTTTCAAATAAATAAACAAATTCTTTACCGTATCTATTCACGCAGATATTATATAATGTCGAATACCACAAAGCATAACGGTCTTTTAGGCTAGTAAGAGTTTCGATTTCTTCTGCGTGTGTTTTTTCTTCTTCAGAAACAATGGAAGTAACGCCAGTAATTTCCTTTAAGCAAAGCGTTACATTTCTATATATTTCGTATAAGGTAGGCATATTATCCCTAGCCGTTTTTTCTTTGTTAAGTATTGTAAAACGTCCAGAATCGATTTCTTGTTTCCAATATTTGTTGTAATCTCCTCCTTCAACCCTACCGCCATAGTCAGAATATGGTGCAGCAAGAAGAGCGTCCATAACAATATCTGTTAGAAAAGAATAACTGTATCCAATGAATCTTGTATCTATATCAAAATCACCAGTATCAGAGTTAAAACTAGTTTCAAATTTATCACATAAAACCTCATACGTAACTGGTTTACCATAGAATCCTTTAATTGTTATGGTAAACTTAGGCATAGGGACTCTGAAAAAACATTGGAAAAACGACTGAGCAACATTATCAGCGTTAATACCACCAATACCTTGATATGCGTTAGTTCTGCTTAACTCTGTTGGCTGAAATAAAGAAAGTCCTCTAACGTCAGTGAATTTAATATTAATAACTGGAACACATGATTTCTGATATTCAATATCAACAGATTTAACTCCAATCATTTCCGTAGTTCCATAATGTATCAAATCGCCGACATACATATCAGCATAGTTGTTTGTTAAAAAATTTATGTAATGGTTTTCAGTATCATTGCATTGAATTTTTGTACCACCCATGAAATTAACAGCAGTTTTCTTTCCGTTTTCTCTTGAAGAATATTGCAGAATTAATACATCCTTTGTGACCGTTTTGTTCTTAGATATATTTTTCCTACTGCATACTTCAACCTCAAGATTAAGCATTATAGAATAATCCTCAAGTCTTGGCGCTCTTTCAAAATCATCCTCAAGAGCCCAGTTTTGAAAAGTTCCTCCGCTGAATTCTCCTTTAACTGAACTGAAATTTGGCTCAACGTAATTAACACTTGAATGAGGTGTTGGCATATTTTATTGATTTAACCCGTATAATTTATTGTATTTCTTAATATTTTCTTCATATCCTTGTATAGCGTTTTCCAAAGGATATGGAATACGTAATCTCGTATTACTTTTTATTCTAAATTCCAAAGACCCAGCCTCTGGATTAGCTTGCAATATCAGCCACCCATAATTAGGGTCTCCGTAATATTGGTAAGAAAGTAAATCTAACCTTGTCTTCCCTACTTCATAATATGCATAAAGGTCTGAATTAGAAAAGGGTACTTCAATTGATGGGACTTTTCTGTAAGTCCCATCAATTATAAATGATTTGTATCTATTATATGCTGTCATTACTTTATTTTATAATCCTCTGTATTTAGTGTTTCTTTATCTATCTATTTATGATTCGTATTACCGTCAGCCTCTGTAATATTTGGCTCTCCATGTTCTATCATATCTGGATACGAATATGGTTTGAATTTAACTTCATGCCCATTACCATCTGCATCATATTGTACCATTTCAGCACGGTTATCATAGGCACTAGTATTTGCATAGTAATTGAATGACACAGCATTCTGAAGACGCGAGATAGGACCAGCAAGGTCACTTCCTCCTAAGAATACGAAATCTAACGTTACTTTAGCAAACATCGGCATAACTCCAATTCCTTCTGGGTTTAAATCCCACTGAGGAGTTTCGTATTGTATATTTACACTATTAATAATAATTTTTGTATAATAGAAATCGCCTAGTCTCAAAACACAAACTGGTGGCCTACCAAATGCGAGATTATATGCCGTTCCAGGTAAATTATCTGAACCACCAACTGTCGAACCTTGTCTTGTACATTGATGTAAGAAAGTTAATCTAGCATTAAAACCTTCTGGAGATATTGAATGGAATGCTGGGTCAAAATATTTTATTTTATCCGTAATCAAATGATGCATGAATGGGTCATTTTTCTCCAACAATTCAAAAAACTCTCCTTCGTTATCATATCTTTCAACAATACCTTTTGAAATGCTAGCAATATTCGTTTCTTCTCCAATTGAATTATGATAGGCTGGGTCATAATCCCAAGAACTTTTATCAAAATAATTTTTACCAGTTCTCTCTCCATCCATTTGCCATATCTTTTTAACAGCAGGCTCCATTTCTTTCATCTGAAAGATTCTTGTCCACATATTGCCTTTACTTGCAACATTCTTGTTTATCGGCTTTGATTGCGATTTATTTTCCACTTCAACCCTATCTGTAGTGACATTTCCACTAGCGTCCTTCTTGGGGGTTTCTGCTGTCGCTGCATTCTCAATTTCAGATTCATCATATTCTATGACAACAGATGCGCTACGCCATAACTTAACAGTCAAATCGCTGTTGTCACCCTTGTCAACATTATTTTTTTGACTCTCTTTCTTGGCATCTGATGTTGCTATGTCAATATTAGGAAATCCTTTATCTTGCATCCATTTTTTAAACGTTAATGCTCTGTTTTTGGATAAAGTATCATTAAATGCGGCATAACCTTGGTAAGACGCATGTCCTTCAAATTTAATGGCCGTGATTTTAAATCTTTCGTTATCTTCCATTATTGATGTAACAATTTCAACATTTTTTTTGTTAATGTTACCTTCGCCTACAATTTTTTCGCCTTTTTCACCCTCAAGAGCTACAAACATATCAGCAAAACTAATTAATGTTACATTTTCATCTGTTTCATTTAAGCCAAATGCTTTTGCAATGTTTGTTGCTTGCTTAACTTTTTCGTAGCCGCTACCATTCAAATCAAAACATTCTGTGTCAATATAACTGTTAGGTCTAGATAACCTACTGTTTTCATATGCCTTATCAACTCTGTAGTACCAACGTCTACGATACCATAAGTGAGAAGCACCAGTTAAATTCGATGGTGTTTTTGCAGCACTCATTGACAATGCTTGAGAGCCAACCATTTTAGCCAATCTATACTTCGACAAATTAGAAACAAAACCGCAATCTTGTGAATTAACTTCACATACTGAATTCCTATCAGTTATATATTGTGCTCTCTTATATGATGAAACAGCATCGGCATATGTATAAGATGTTATTGAAGAATATATTGGTTCAATATTTTCTTTAGTTATTGATATATTACCATTTATTTCATATCCACCATTTTTACCATCATTAATTTTTTTATCAATTTGAGTTGGTATATCATCGTCATGTAAATTAACCATAGCATTTCCACCGCAAATAGGACATTTTGTAGTTGTTCCACTAAGTATTGATTTATCAGTATTATCAGGATACCACTCATGGCCACATTCAATATTTGTACATTTGCATGGTTTAACATATTTCTGAGCGCCAATACCGTTCATCAAATAGTATATCGCGTTAACTACACTATTTCCCTTTGTTGGAGCATCGTCCACACCGCTATAGTTATTTGGGTAATACAATACACAATGTATTGCTTTATGCGTAGGTGGCTTGTGAACTTCTGCCTCAGGTGGGTCTTTCACTGGTGGAGTTGGAGGGTCTGGTGTAACTTCTGGTTTTAGATTTCTTTTTCTAAATTCTTGAGGCTTTGCAGTAAGAACCTCACATCCAGCAAAAAAACGTAATAGTGTATTTTCTTGGTTGTTAATATTGTCAATACCACCTCCATTACCTGGAACCAATTGTGTCTCACCATTTTTCATGCCATTGCGTTCATGGCCTGTCCAATAATCAAGAATAGATGGATGGTCAATTAATAATGTGAAAGATAAATTACCAGTTCTATCTGTATCTGTATATGTATATATTTTTTCACCTCTTCCAATAAATTGATTTGAATTCCAATTTACCCTTACACTTTCGCTGAATGTTAAATCATAAGGTGGAAACCACATTATACGTCCTCCAAGCGGTCCTTTTTGTTCTGGAGACAAACCAAACTGGTCGTATTCGTCATGTATTATGTTTGAACTTTTCCATGCAAGATTCTCAATTGAGAACATGCATTTCTTTGTTGACACGGCTTTTTCGTCATCTTCCTTATGTTCAAAGTAGTCTTTAATTTTTGCAGTAGGCGCAATATTTACCATACCGTTTTTATAGTTCAACACACCATACTTATCTAACCTTTTGCTGCCTCCATCAAATCCATATTTTTCGTTTTCTTTTGTTCTGAAACCAACGGTATCATACCCAGTACTTGTTTCGCTTTTCTCAAGCATTTCAGCACTTTGTAAGTCAAATGGTCTGATTGCCCTAGATAATTGATTATATTGATGATGATAAGTCCATACTCTACAATACGGGTTATCGTATCCATTGTCAACGTGATTTGGGTCATATTTTCTTAAAAGGTTTCTACCATGAGACATGCCGTATTTCTCAGTAAGTGCTGTCTGTGTTATATCATCCTTTCTCTTAGAATCATCAGAATTGGTGTGAAATCTAGCAATAAGTGTTCTGTATTTTCCGTGATTGAAATTATCATTTGTTTTTTTAATCAAATCACACGTATTCAAACTATTGGCAAAACTAGATATTGCACCAAAATTAATTCCAGGATTAGCACTATCTATATCATATTTCTCACCAATTTCTTTGTTATTCGTTCTATCATCATCAGACTCAGCATAAGAGTATAATATGTTTCTCTTGGAAGTGCTTTCAAATTCAACATCTGGTGTCCACTTATCTAGTAGATTCTTTGGGTCATCGTAAGGATTGGCAAACCTTACTGTTGGCTTCTCCTTATAAAATGTGAACTTAGGGCATTCATTTGAGTTATAGTCCATAACATTAGTACCCATATTATAATTTCTTCTAACATGGTCAAAAATATATAAATAGTCTTTACCCAATAGACTTATAGGTTCACGCCCTAGGGCTTGAACTATAAACATTATATCCTCATATGAATTAGCCATACCAACTGACCTATTGATAAAATCACTGTTACTCAATAGGTCAGCTGTGACATTTCCTAGTTTTCCTAAAAAACTTGCCATATATAAAAAATAATTTCAACTATTTTATTTTAAAGATTAACGACCCCAATAAGTTGTATTTGCTAGACTTCCTCTTAATGTTGCATTATCATTCATAAACCTACCTCCATTCATATCATTGTTGATTGACTCTTTAATCAAATCCTTTAACTGAGAGACAAATGAACTGTCGTTTAACAATTGATTAATATCTATGTTCTTTGTAAAGTTTCCAGCGTCAAGTTTAAGAGTACCGTTTATATTAACGTTAATATCCTTAACTGTAATCTCACTAAAGCCATTTGATGAATTAGCATTGGTTGGGGTATAAACATATTCCTTTTCACCTACTGGTTTAGCCTTTACATCATTTGAGTTCTTGAGAACCGACAACGGACTCACTATACTGCTAAATATACTACCAATGCTTCTAAATAAATCAGTTTGTATTCCATTAGTGCCAATTTTTGACAATGCGCTAGGCACTTCGTTTATGAAATTAAACAACGCAGATTGCTGGTTTTTATTCAATACCATTTCGCCACTGTTAAGTCCTGCTAAAATTTTATCTCCATTATATGAATGACCGCCAACAATACCACCAAATTCATGTTTTTCTTCTGGAACATTTATATTTACTCCAGGTATTTTATTTAATGCTCTTGCGATACCATACCAAATTTCTAGAAAACCATTCCATATACCTTTAACAAAATTGCCAATTCCAGACCAAATTCCTTTAGCAAATTCACCTATACCATTCCATATTCCTTTAGCAAATTCACCTATACCATTCCACATTCCTTTAGCAAATTCACCTATACCGTTCCACATTCCTTGTCCAACATCATAAATAGCCTTAAATGGAGCAGATATAATATCAAATACACCCTTACCAACTCCACCTAACATTGTCATAATACCATCTAAAATGTTACCATTTAATATATCACTAAATCCATTTTTAATACCTTCAACAATGTCATTTATTGCACTAAATGGGGCTGAGACTAAATCCCATAATCCATTCCACATACCTTTAACTACTTCCCAAATTCCTAAAGCAGTTCCTTTAATTGTTTCCCAAACACCTAAAGCAGTTCCTTTAATTACGCTCCATGCACCAACAGCAGCACCTTTTGTAATATCCCAAACACCTAAAGCAGTTCCTTTGATTACTTCCCAAACTCCTTTACTATACAGTTTAAAGAATTCGAAAAATGGTTTAGCAAGTTCTGTCATGGTTTTAAATCCACTATATATAGCATTTCTAGCATCTTCTGGTACTAAATCCCAAATTCCTTTGGCGAAGTCTTTAATTCCATCCCAAGTTCCTTTGGCGAAGTCTTTAATTCCATCCCAAGTTCCTTTGGCGAAGTCTTTAATTCCATCCCAAGTTCCTTTGGCGAAATATTTAATTTCTTCCCAATGCTCACCAATTAACTTTCCACCTACTCCACCGAGCCAGCCACCTACAGCAGCCCCCAATGGACCAGCAATCGCAGTTCCAATTACAGCGCCCGTAGCCATTCCAATCCCTTCGCCTCTTTCAGCGTTGTTATCAGCAGTAAAGGCTTTATATGCCCCAATACCAACACCTAAAGCTGCACCGCCAACTTTTAAAAGTTTTGGTGCTTTAGTTCCAAAATGTTTTAATCTTCCAAGTGCTTTTGCTCCAATACTAGGATTATTAGTCAATGAATTTAAAGCAGCTTTTCCAGCAATAAATGCAAATAGTGATTTCCAAGGATTGTCTATCACCCATTTTATTATTGGGCCTATTGAACTAATGAGTTTGTCAATACCTCTGAATATTTTATCAGTCGTGTCTAAAATTTTAGGTCCTTTAGTCTCTAACCATTGTAGTGTAGAGGCTAACACTTGACCTACAGATTGTCCCCAATTTTTAGCGTGACCACTTAAAAAATCACCAATTATACCAATTTGGTTACGAAAGTCTGGAATATATCTCTCAATTCCACTTGCAAAACTAGCAGCAACTTGTGATGCCGCACCTTCAATTTTCTCTGGCAATGAAGTCAATGCTTGAGCTTGTTCAACCATAAGGTCATGGTCAGACATTGAACTCATTCTTTTGAGTTCTGCAATTTCCTCATTTGTATATGCACTTATATCTTTGCCATTTAATTCAAGTCGTTTTGTTTCAGCGTTGTAGGTTGAATTGTTTAATATATAGTTTTTAGTTGCCTCATCATTCCCGAACCTATTTGTAAGTTGTGTACTAAACTGGCTTTCCTTAAACTTAACCTCAGCATTTTTCTTCGCAATTGTCATTGCTTCATCCATGCTGATTCCCATTGCTTGAGCTATGTTTTTGACAAAATCACGATTCATACCGTTGACATTTGCCATACCCGTTTTTGTATCAAACTGAGCATAGCCACCGAGCATCTTCGTCATTCTCTCAGTAAATGCCTCTGGGTCGTAATTTGCCTCATATGCCATTGTCAATGGGTTTGAGCCATAAGCCCCAGCAGCTCCACCAAGCATCTGCAACTGTGCTGAAGACTCAATTGCAGAGTCCAATTCCATAAATTTATTAGCGGCTGATTCTACCGACTGTAGATTAAATCCAAGTTTCTCAGAAAGTGCTGTCATCCTAATAATGCCATTGACACCATCACGGAATGACAACTTGTTTGCCATAGATAAGTTTTTGGCAACAGTCGCGCTGAATTTTTGGGCATTTAAACCTTGTTTAGAAGCAGTTGCATATGCTTTTGAAATTGCGCCTTCAACAGTAGATACTTGACCGCCAAGATGATTCATTATCTCAGCTGTGAACTGGTTTGTGGTTTGAGCACCAACAAGTTTATTGGCAATTACTAGTTGTTCCCTTTGTGCATCATTAAGTAGTAATTGTCTACCAGTTGATTCAGAAATGCCTCTTTGCACCGCTTTTATCGCATCTGCTGTAACACCATACTTGTTTGCTAATTTTATAGTGCTTTCGGTTAAAGCTTGCGTATATGCTTGCGCTTGAGATGCACTTAATCCCAAGTCCCTAGCCAATGCGATACCCTCTTGATGGAATTGCATTGCCGCACCGAAACCTTTTTGCATAATATTTACAACAAGGCTTAAAGAACCAGCAACTCCCCCACCAATAACGCTTGCCAACTCAGTGAACAAAGATATTAAAAATTTCGGCATATATATTATTTATGATTTGTTTTTTATTAATTTATTATATAAATAGATATTTTTATAGTTTTTTAACATCATTTATTTTGCCAATTTAAATTTATTTCGTACCTTTACAACGTAAACAAAAATAAAACAAATAAATTATGAGATTTTATCAAGAAATTAACGGAATAATCTGGGAATTCAACTCATTCAAAGATTGGGTCGTTGGATGGATACAGATAATACTTGGAAGAATTGTTGGTCTAATTCTAGGAGTTGGGATTTTATATTTAATCATTTTATGGCTTGAATGGTATGGTAGTAAGTGAGTTTAACCTATTGGCAGCATTCCACTGCCATAATGAAGAATACTTCGATGGTGTGCTTCCAATACCAAACCTTGTGATTTCACACTCATATCGGACATTGGGATATTTTCACTGTGATGTTGACGAATATGGGAATTATTGCAACGAGACCATTGAAATCAGTGATAACTACGACTACACTGAAGAACAGTTCAGAGACATAATGATTCACGAAATGATTCATTACTACCTCCTATATGTTGGACTTGACACTAAGTGTACTCATGGAAAAGAGTTCAAGAAAATGGCTGATGACTTTAACCTCAGATATGGATTCAACATAACAAAACACATAGATGTTTCCAACTATAAAGTCAAAGATGGAAATTCTAAATTTATGTTCAAACTTTGTACATTCTTCTGATATTTATATATTAGAAGAATTTTTTTTTGTTATGAACAATATTAAATCAATTATAAAAGAAGAAATAAATAGATTCATTATAAATGAAAACATAAATAATCTATCACAATATGCCAATAAATTAAATGGCTACTTAAATAGAATGCAAAATATTGACGGATTACAGCCACAACTCAGAAAAGTTACCACTGATTTTATGAAATATTGCATACAAATAATTCATGCAATAAACAGGTGTGTTCAAGCAAACAGTTTGAATGAAGGTTTAAGTAACTGGGGAATAAATATTCCACCAGAATTAGGAGGTAATTTTTGGAATGATGCTGTAAGAGGATATTACAAAACAAAAAACATTCTAACTAGAGGAAGAAGTGGTATGTATAATGGTAAAGCAATTAATGGAATTAACCAAAATACCTTACCATCTGTTAAACTGTCAGAATTATTAAGAAACTTACCTAGTTGGGAAAATCAATGCATCAAGTATCAATTAAACCAAAATATCAAAGGAAATGTGATTAATGGTATAATACAAACCTTAAATCAACTAAACACAGAATATAATCAAATTGCACAAAATATGCAGCAACAACAAAATAACGCCCAAGGTTCTAATCCTTGAGCGTTTTTTCTTTTCTTAATTCCTCAACCAACTTGTCAGCATAACTAACAGCAATATCTGCAATCTGTTTCTTAAAGACAAATTGGAATATAAACACCATTATTGAACTACTCAATATAGCATTCATAACATTGATTGATGCATCTACCCTAACTTGTTCCCAATTAATATCTGAATTCTTAGCCATAATTTAAAATTAAATTTCAGTATTTAACCAACAACCCCACGCACGGAGAAGCCGAAGTAGCGGCTGTCACTGTCCATGTAGCAATTACCACTGCTGAAGTACAAGTAGCGTCCGTAGAGAACACCGCTTGTGCCATACTTTTTATTTTAATTTGATTGACTTGGTATTGGTTGGATGATGAATTCTCAATCCCATCCAACCACAGGGCGAACCGAGAGGCCGCCAGCACGGCTGGTACTGCTCACGGCCTTGGGACCATTGCTAAAGAACAAGCTGCAAGCGCCATAACTACCATTAGGAGAAGAACCCCAATAGTTACCGTAATTGCCTACATCGTACTGGCTACCATCGCCCCAGAGGCCAGCAGCAGGGAAAAACACATATGCATTTGGATTAGTCTTACTTGTAAATTTAACACCATTTATTCCACTACCTTTGTAGTTTGTTACCCACTGATAAGTAGTATTAGCTGTCAATTCTTGCATTTGTATTCTCGTTGGCATATGCCAAGAGCCACCCCATACTTGGGATGCCGTATCGACAGAAGAATCTAGTGGTTCTTCTGTTCCACTATAGTTGCTATCACCACTTGTTGCAGCATACTGAGCAGTACCCTTACCGTATTGATAGTAATTACCATAATCCGTTTCTGATGAAGCACCCACATTCATCGTTGCCCACTTCGTTCCGCTTGGTAGGCCAAGGTTAACATATGCATGAAGGCCAAAGTAATGAACCTTACCGTCATCCTTTGTTAAAGATACATGCGGCTTGCCAAAATCAGTTGTTGCTGAAAAAGCAGCCAATTCAGCAGTTGTATCAAATTTTGTTATAAATTTCTTCATAATTATACGTTAATTTATTTTATTAATTATTTTAGTAAATGATATTCTTATATCCTAGTAAGCATAGCCACTGCCAACGTAATCATACAAATCACCTCGGCAACAAAGACACCTTTTCCTTTGAATAGTTCACGCATATCACCACCTTTTTGCTGAACAATTGTGCTTCCCATGAGAAAAGGCCATAAGAACCACACCAACAGCCACCAAGGACTGAGAATGAACACACATACTTGTGAGAGTATACCTGCTGATACGCCCAAGATGTCATGTGCCTTCTTGTGCTCTTTGTAGATGATAGGCATTGCACCTACAAATCCAAGACAAGCAAGTGTCAAGAATCCAAGGAACTTCCATGTCTCTGGCAATGCATCTATCAATGGTATGCACATCAGCAAGCTTACTGCCCACAGCCATAGAGTCCACACCCATTGCCACTTGTTTGAAAGAGCATAGACGAGAGCAGACATGCTGTCAGGCAGTTTCTTGTCTTTGATGATGACGACAGCAATGTATGCTATCGCCATCAATAGAGAGAGTATTGCTATCATATCTTTATTTATAATTAAGCTACCGTGCAAGTCCTCATTTTAGACAGTTGAGGCTATTTATCTCTCTGAGAGTAAGAGACAACATTCTAGAGTGGCATCAATAATTTGGCAGTTATATTTGCCTAAATACCAGTAGAGCCACAGTCCTGTTAAGAGCCACAGTCCTCTTGATATACATCCCAAGTGATAGTAGTGCTGTTTGGGCAGCCAGGGTGTGTGTATTCAGCTGATTCTGTGCCATTCCATCTAGTATTATAGGACCATGAACCAACGTCTCCACTCACAGAACCCCATTGGTTTATAGCATTTATATATCCACTCACATCATATTCAAATGATGTTGATGTGTTGCCTTCACAGTCAGCTTGTTCCTGATGTGGTCCATAAGTGATAGTGTAAGTGCATTCTGATGGTTCATCGATGCTTTGTGCCTCGTCTGTTTAATATCTATCCTCCAGATAGTCCGTCATGTTTTTGACTTCAGTCTCAGACAAAGCACGACGATAACACACACAGCCATAGAAGTCGCCCTTGAACGCTCTGTCATTGTAATTATTAGTAGGACTATCATAACCAGCCAAGACAAATGTCTCATTACTATTGTTGATAAGTGCTATTCTAGGACAATCAGTAGAACCAAACAGTTGTCCGTTAATATAAACAGTCAATGTACTTCCACTTCTCACAAATGCTACAGTCCTGATGACGTTTGGGGTACTATTGCCTGAAACTTTGGATTCTATCCATGCAGACCCCGTGTTTTGAGACATTCCAAAGCTACTACCATTTTCTTTGCATTCCAAAATATAACGTCCAGCACCATCATAACCTGAAAATGACTCCCCAAGGAATCTAAGTGTTTGATTTAAGTTCTCTAAGTCAGACTTCTCCACATTGACATGGATAATCCACGTAAAATCAGTGATTGCAGTCGTTTTTGATGTAAACACTATGCTGCTATTATTTTGAAAGTAGTTGTTGGTACTCGATGAACTGGGGTCATTGAATCCGCCGTTTGTCAGCCACGTAGGACTACCGTTCTTTTCCAAGTAGCAATTATTAAGTATATCAGTGTTCTCTGCTACATAAGGATACCAATACGTAGTAGTCGTACTGTAGCCACCACCTTGAAGGTTGTTCTTGCCGTCATACCACACAACAAGCCCATTGTCAACATACTTGCCTTTATTAACCTGTAATAATCTTCTTCTAAGCATAATCAGAACGAAAGTTTATCTGGATAACCAGCAGTTATATCAAAATTATCTACAGCTTCTATAGTTTCAAGAGCATTTACAGCTGCCTTATGAGCCTCTGTGACATTCAAAGCATCACCAGCATATACCTCAAGAGCAACAAGCATCTGTTTCCACGAAGCGATGGAGTATGTAAACTCATAGCCATTAAACCAACGAGTCATAGTCTCTCTTCCGATAGCCTCATTAGAGCTAATCTGTGTTGCAAGTTGCTGACGTTCATTTACCGTCAACCACATAGTCTGATTACCAATAGTAAAACTATTCACTGCTTCAGAACGGTCATACCCCTCAATCTCAAAAATCTTCTCACGCTTTGCTTGTTCCAATGTCCTCTCTGGAACTGGAGTCAGCTCCATATCCCATACTTCCTTTACCGATGCGTTTGGATTGTCAATGTGGAACTGGACTTGTTCATCTGAAAGCAATACCCATTTATTATCCAAGAAATCCTCGTAGGTCTCTCCAAGATTGTTATAAAGGTCTGGGTTGAACTTCTCGCTGAATTCAATGTAGTAGCCTCTAATATCAAGCTTAATATAAGTATATTTTTCCATAATTTGTATTAATTAATTTAATTATTAATTTTATTTTCAATAAATATTCTGTGGTGCATAAATTAAGCGCCACGAACATATAAATTAGTACTAGCGGAAATGATGTTTATTTCAAACCGCAAACCAACAATGCAATTATCAACACCATTTCAGCAAACATCATATTCCACCTACCGTCATCCATATACATTGTATAAATCACGTATGGAAGCCATAATATCATTAGCCAAGGGGAAATAAGCCACACTATCATCTGACTTGACACGCCCATTATAACAGCCGATACATAGTGCATTATATCTTTATCCCCACCCCCCAATGGGTCTGACCCAACACCAATCAAACCAAGTGCTGTTATGAATGCAAGAGGCTCATATCCAAATGGACTCATTATTTCGATTAACTGTGGTGCTATAAGTATTGCAACAATGAACATCATCACAGAGAACAGCCATTTATTCTCGTCATTAAGACTACGTACCGTCTGAGATATTGAGAATGGTATCCTCTTATCCTTCCATGTGATATAGCCCAAATACGAAAACAACAGCACAAAACCTAATATGAATAATATCTTTAAAAACATAAAACAAACATTTAAAAATAAATATGCAATTTTTCCAAATAATTTTACGTATTTTCCACAATTACTTGATAATAATTATCAAGTAAAACAATTTTAAATATGAGAAGAAGAGCATTATTAATGCAAAGCGGTGATGGTAGGTTCATGATTGGGAACTATGAGGTAGTTGACCTTGGACTTTCCAACGGATTGCTTTTCGCAACGTGTAACGTTGGAGCAACGAAGGAAACCGATTATGGAGACTACTATAAGTATGGTTATGGTTCACAACAGTATGAATCATCCAATAGTTATTATCTAGGTAATGAAAATCCACTAGCATCGGCTGCTGACACCGCAACACAAGTAATGGGTAGTGAATGGAGAATGCCAACAGCAACTGAATTACGAGACTTGATTGATAAGACTGACTACAAATGGGTAAATAACTTCAACGGAAGTGGAATAAATGGTGGGATATTTACAAGTAAGACTAATCCAAATGCATATGTGTTTTTCCCTGCTGCTGGACTCTACTCGGACGGTAAATACTACGACGACCGACCAAGATATTGGAGTTCTACGCCTGACGCTATAAACACAGCTTACTTTTTTTCCTTCGAAATAAGTGGGAGGAGAGACGTGGCCGAGTACGGCACTCGGTATCTTGGGTTCTCAGTGCGTGGTGTACATGCAGCAGTTTGAGAATTTACTTGATTCTTCAATTTTATAAACAATTATACATTAAAAAAGAGTGAGACACTTCTTCATGTTTCACTCTTTTTTTTTTATATTGCCATTTTAAATTTCATACACCACGTAGGTATATAATTTTCTCCTAGTTTTATGAAGTTGACTTCGCCATATCCATATTTCTCGATTTTTATCTTTACACGCCTCTCACATAAATTACACCATCGAAATATAAATAGTTCACTTCAGCATACCCATTAGCCTTAATGGTTAAATTAATCTGACTATTATCTGGTGACTTATATATTGTCGATATTGTTACAGTATGCTCTTTTGAATTGTTAACATACAATACATTGCACTGTTCGCCATTAGTTGATAATGTCACTGGACAAGTAATATTAGTCAAATTACTTGTTACATTCACCTTACTGTAATGTACACGTGTATATGCACTGCTATCACGTTTCCTTTCCTCTAGGTCGTTCAATGCTGAAGATATGATTTCTT